AAATATTGTTAAAAAGCACTTAGAGCGTAAGAACGTTAGCTATTAAACTATGGTCAAATTGTTTTTGAGTACACCGTGTTACGGTGGTCTCTGCCTAGACAAGTATATGATTAGCATTATTAAGTTACAACTACTTTTAATACAAAAAGGTATTCAACTCATGATTGATACTACCGAAAATGAATCACTCGTACACCGTGCTCGCAATGTTGCAGTCGGTCGCTTCATACAAAAGACTGATGCGGACTACTTCATGTTTATTGACGCCGACGTTGACTTTGATCCACAAGCCGTCGTGACACTTCTCGAATCGGGACACGATATCTCCGTGGCGTGCTATCCTAAAAAATGTGTCATGTGGGACCAAGCTCGTGACGCCATTAAGAAGGGGGATGATCGAAACATGGCCATGCTTTCATCGAGTCTTGTCGTAAACATTGGTTCAGCTCGAAGATCCGTCGAAAATGGTTTCATTGAAATTCTTGACGGACCGACGGGTTTCATGTTGATCAAGCGTGATGTCTTCAAGAAGCTAGAAGAAAAGTTTCCAGAGTTGTGGTGTAAAAATGACCACCAAAACAGAGACTTCGACGACTATCACGCATGTTTTGACTGTATGATTGACCCCGTTTCTAAGAGATATCTTTCCGAAGACTACGCATTTTGTCGAAGGTGGCAACAATGTGACGGAAAGATCTACGCAAGCGTTGCAACGACCCTTGGACACATTGGTAATCTACCATTTGTTGGCTGCTTGAATGATAGACTTAAGGTTTAGAGACGTTGCGTAATCAAATGAAGATTGGGTCGATCATTGTTACGAGATCAAAGTCATGCCACGTAAAGACTTTGCATAGTATTTTGAAGTTGAACATTCTTTGTATTCAAAGTGGTCACAAGAATGACATTTCTTTTGTGAACGACGACCCTTATCAAAAGGCTGAAGCCATTCAAAATCACATGAAGACGTGCGACCGCATTCTATTCGTTGACTTTGGTATTCAGATTGATGAAAAAAGTTTGGGAGAAATTATGAAGCCTCACGAAGGTGTCGGGTGCGTCGTTTTCCCGGGAGTGACTGAAGGTATCGATTGGAATATGTTCAAGAAGAAGGTTCTCGAAGAGGTCAACGAACCGACCGAACAATTGGGTCTCAACTTTGATACCAAAGTGGATAGAAAAATTTCAGAATATATTTGGACCGTCAGTGAAACATCATCTCGCGCTTGGTTCATGAATTGTAAAAATGTCTCAAAGCATTTGAAAGACAAAAAGACTGGGCAGATCAAAGTGCCACCCCAAATGAAAACTATGTTCCAAAAGTTCAAAGAGAATGGTGTAAAAATCTATGCATTTACCGCAGCTAAGTTAACCATGACATATGGTCATGAATGTATCAGTAACATTTTGAACGCGGCAGGTGTTAAAGCGAATTAAAGTTTAAAAGCAAATGAATAACATGTACGAGCATGTCAAAGAATACATTGCGAAAGCATGGGGTGTTCGCGATCGCTTTCCAGGTCCTCAACCGGTATCGATCGAATTTAAACACTTCCCAATCTTGAAAAACAATGAGTACGTGGTGTGTGAAAAGACCGATGGTATGAGATACATGATGGTCGCCATGACATACCAAGGGAAGCGTCAATGTGTTTTCGTAAACAGGAACTTTGAGATGTTTGAAGCTCCCATCAATTTTAGACGGAAGATTTTTGATGGTACTATTTTAGATGGTGAGCTTTATGAAAATAAATTTTTAGTCTATGATGCTATCATGATCGATGGATATCCAGTGGCTCACCTCGACTTTCTTTCAAGACTTGAGAAGATGGAAAGTGTTGTGAAGAGCATCATTAGTATGAAGAGTGACCGCATCAAAGTTAGATTGAAAACTTTTCATGCACTCACAGACTTTAAAACTTTTATGGATGACTATCTCCCAACAGTCGAAGAAAAAGTTGATGGGCTTGTATTTACACCTGTCCGAGAAATGGTTAAAATTGGAACACACGAAACTATGTTTAAATGGAAACCAAAAGAGAAAAATACAGTAGACTTTTTAGTTCGACGTGATGACCAAGGTACATGGAGACTCTATGTTCAAGAAAAGGGAAAGTTGTTTATGGAAAGTAGTTTACCTCCCGTAGACATTCCATGGCTCAGAGATGGAATGATTGTTGAATGTGAGTTCATGGAGAATGATGTACCCATGTGGTGGAGACCTATCATGGAAAGAAAAGATAAGACGTACCCAAACAACCGTCGAACTTTTTATAGAACTATCGTCAATATCCGAGAAGATATTAAGATGAAGGATTTTTTAAAATGTACATGAGTAGATAGTGTGGAGCATCACATGGAAATGTTTGTTCGGACACAAAGTCATCATTTTTGTAATACCATTTATTGGCATGCTTAGTAAATGCGACGTAATGTCCATCGTGCTGGCTCCCAAGATGAATTGCACTCGCCACAAGTTCATATTCCTTGTCATCGATTGTTAATTTTTCATTTACATTTACCCGACCTTTCTTGTCAAATGATACCATGAGTACTTTTGGATGCTTTGAGAAGAAACACCTCGTTGTCGCCACGTGATGTGGTTTGTAGTCAGTCAAGACATTCCAAGCAAAACTTTTAAGGAGCATATCTTTGAAGCTTGAACCATCGGCACATAAAATGTGAACACTGAAATCTTCTTCTTGTTTTTTGGAACCACTTGGCCATACAGTCTCTTGAACTTTTTTGCCGTAAAAATATTTTTTCAGTTCGGGAACAGACTTTTCAAGAATGTCGATGATACAAAGAATAGTTTCCTGAACATCGTGTTGTTCCAAACTTTTGAATCGAGGAAAATGTTTTTGAAATTCGACAAGAAGTGGTTGGACATTAAAAACTTTTCCAGTGTTTGGATCCCAAAATTGGTGAGTGAAGTTGAAAAATATTTTTGTGAACATACAATCACCTTCATACTTTACATTTCTTATGATGGGTACATGCATTAGACATTGAAGTGCCACATTAAAGTAGCATGTATTTCCAAGGTTGGCGATACCTTTCATTAAAATTCGTGTACAAAAAACACTTAAGAAGAAGACGCAAAACAAGAATGTAATAAAAATGAACCTCGAAACTGCATACAAGAAAGTTCACAAAGTGTTCGATGAACACCGAAGTGATCCTCACACGGAAGTTGAGATGCGACTTGGAAAGTTTAATGGTAAAATGTTTGACACCAATGTTGGTCAAGAAGCGTTCGATAAAATTTACCGAGCACTCATGAAGTATGATGGTTGGGAAAAAATTTTGAAAACCGAAGAACAAGTCTTCTACCGTGACCGTGACAATCTTCGAATGTCGGTCGATGAATCTACGGGTGATCGAAAAATTGTTCAAAAACTTTCTGTCCACAAAGAAGATTTCAAACGTATCAAAAGTTCTCCATTTGATATGAGATTTAGTGTGTCAAAAGAAGTTCCGTTCGAAGTTGATGATCTCGGTGACATGGATCGAACAAGAACTAAACATCGTCACTCTTTCATTCGAAAGAATCTTTCCATTGACTTGACAATGTCGACTGGCGATTCAGTTGATTTGGACTCGGAAGACATGACCGAGTACCAAGTTGAATTTGAAATCATACAACCATCTCAGATCAAGGATAAGTTTCAACTCATGAACATTATTCAGAAAGTCAACGACGTATTTAAAATATTTGCAGATACTAAGTGATGGTCGAAATAGTCACGTACGCCAACAAGTCATTTGGTATGTTCGATGAGTTAGTAAATAATGAATTCAATGTGCCCGTTCGTGTTTTAGGTTGGGGTACCAAATGGAATGGGTATGTAGACAAACTCATGGGTATGAAAAAATATTTGGAGACCAAGGGTGACGATGACATTTTAGTTTTTGTTGATGGGTTCGATACAAAAATAAATAAAAATCCATCCAACCTTGCCGAACTTTTTAAAAGTTTTGATTGTAAAGTTTTGTTATCCAAGGATCCAAGCTTCGCAGGTAAATGGATCACGGAGTATATCTTTGGAACTTGTGATGGCAGAGATGTAGCAAACGCCGGTCTTTATATGGGGTACGCCAAGTATCTTAAAATGTTTATCCAAGATACTCTACGTGAAACGTGCTCAGATGATCAAGTAAATTTTAATACCGTATGCAAAAAGCATAACTTTGTGAAAGTTGATAACGGTGGTATCATCTTTAAAAATTTTAGTCCTAGAGATTTAAATAAAACATCTGATGCTATATTTGTATCTTATCCCGCATCTCCAAGTTTGAGTCGATATTCGAGGGCGATTGGGGAATATCTTCAATTCCTTTACATTTTCATCATCGCCATGTTACTTGTGGCGATGATTGTCTTTCCGAAGTATGATATACCAGTGTTTATTGCGTTTATGTTATATGTTGCTGCATACATTTTAGTGTTGGACAAGACGTGCACTGTCAAAGTGTAGTGACACCTTCTCTTAATTCTCCTTCGCCACGTTTCCAAAGGCGAATCATTTCTTCGTCACCAGGTTCAACCGGTGTATCATATCTTAATACGTAGACGGCTTTGTAATTTCCATCTTCTGCGTACACGACACCTTCATAGTCTTCTGTGCATTCAGACCGCATCAATATAACGGGGTGCATGGGCAGAAACTTTTTCGCACATTCGACATTTTCACGATCAGGTTTCATAGTGATGTACTTGAAAGTAGTGAATGGATCCGACCACGAATACCTATACTTTGGTTCAGAATTACCATCGGGGTAAATGACAAAACCGTCATTGAAAACATAATGAGGTATCTTTCCGCCATAGAGTGCCGCGGAGTATCCAAAGGTGGATGTGATTCCTTCTTGATTGTAGACCGGCATGTTGACACCAAAGACGCCACCATTGGTCATGTATACTTTGGGCATCTTTGACAAAACGAACCATTCGACAAAACTATTCATCTTTAGTTGATGATCTTCATCCTCGACTTCAACTTTTTGAGAATGTTCACACGCCGTAAAGCCGATGGGAAGTTCCAATGAGATGGCTTTTGGGACTTTAGACATGAAATATTCCTTTGTCGACATAGAATCACTCATGACGAGTACCGGTGCGTCGAGACGATTTGCTTCATCGATCATTGCATCGACTGCTTCTTGGGATGCGAATGGTAAATAACCATATTTAGCCGAATCATCACATCTCGTACCTCTTCGAATGTGAAAACCGGCGACACAATCCTTGACCTTTTCAAAATTTTTATCAATTTCAGACTGCAAGAGGTCAGTCGGTTGAATGAGATCACGCATGGTGTCACCTATGTCAGGAATCTGTAGATGAAGCATGGAATGTATCCGATGTTGTCCATTTACTTCACCTTCTTCGGTGACGTTCTTACATTTGATAAACTTGTCACGACCATACTTGTAGACATCTGGGTGGAACCCGGGTTCTCTAGCAAAAATGTAATGCGTCGCCATTTGAATACTCAGATTTCCAATGGCCGCCTCGGGTTCAGGCTTAAATAGTTCGGGCATAACTATCATAATATCTATTAAAGTTTTTAAGCGGATGTTGAATAAACCATGCTTGAACATTTGAAGTCTGTGATCGGGCAACCGGGGCCCTTCATCATCGAGACAAAACATGGGTTAATCAAGGAACCTTGTATCACTATCGAAGAACGACACATTCAACAAGCACTTGAAAAGTTGATTATAAATTTTGAACAGACGTCGGACTCAACATTTATAGCCCGGCCGGGTGTTCGAAAGAACCCGTGACATCGAGACCTTCCAATTCGACACCAGAGTCAACGAGTTCAATCTGTTCTTCGGTCATATCCGGAAGCGGAAGCGGTGCGTCCTTCATCGGGACTGACACAACCGAAATCTTTTCCTCTTCTTCAACCTTCTTAGCCGGTGCCTCCTTCTTGAGAAGCATGATGCCCCAGACGACCAACATGAAAACAATCGTGTGGAGAATCAAACCAGCGAACTTCGGGCAGCCGTTCGGTCCGGCAACCCATTGTCCCAAAAGACGACGCATCAGAATGAACGTCTCCGGGTTAGCGACCACGAAGAAGATCAACGCGGACATCAAGGAGATGAGAAACTTCTCCTGTGCTTTTTTACCATCGCATCCACAACCACAGTCTTTAAACAAGCCCATTTTTATTGTACCTTGAGAAAAAAATTACTTAAAGTCATGACCCGTAGAAAAGATATAAAATGTCGCTAGCCATCCAAAAGTACTCTGACTTCAACGCGTCCGGTGTCTCCTTTTCTAAGTTCCGCAAGAACAAGAATGGAGGCAAGGCTGTGTATCTCAACAGTAGTGACAACAAGAAGATTTTCATTCAACTCCCGTTCATGCGTTCTCCCTATGGCCTCAGTGCTTACACTGATGAAACCACTGGGCGTACGTCTTACTCTCTTGACCTCTCCTTTGACCAGGACAATGCCGAAGCCATGGAGTTTTGTGAAAAGATGAAGGAACTTGATGAACTCGTCGTCAACACGGTTGCCAAGAACTCCAAGGAGTGGCTTGGTAAGACCTTCAATGTGGCTGTACTCAAGGAAGCTTTGTACAAGCCGATCATCCGTCCTGGTAAGGATCAGTACCCGGCGACGATGAAGTTGAAGATCTTGACGAAGAATGACGGTTCTTTTGTGCCCGAGTCCTACAATATGCAACGAGAACTTGTTCCGTTGGACTCCGTTGAAAAGGGTCAAAAGGTTGTCGCTATCATTGATCTCAACCAGATCTGGTTCATCGATAACAAGTTTGGTGTGACCATCCGTCTCCAACAAGTTTTGTTGGAACAATCTGCCAAGCTTCCGTCGTTTGCTTTCCAGGGTCTTGATCTTCCGAAAGATGGAGACAATGGTGAAGTACCGGACGACTTTGAAATTGACGAAGAATAAATAATCAAAAAAGATTTCAATATTTACAGTATTGATGAGAAGATGTACAAAACTTCTCATGAATAGTTAAGAGTCGATGATCTTTCGTAGAAAAGTGAGTCTTCAGGCTTTGATCGAACGCGGTGACCACGAAGGACTTCGTACACGTTCAAAAGAAGTTATGAAACGTGTCAATCAAGGAGATGAAAAATTGATCTACCACATTGGTGCCCACAAAGATCACGTGATAGGTCGCATAATGTTTCAAATTTTCAAACGTATATGCGATGAAAAATCTTCACAACGATGGGATAAAATCATGAAGGTCGCGGGTAAATCTCTCATGGTTGGTTCCATCGAAAGTCAAAATTTATTTTTACTCGAGCACGCCATGTGTCATGTTGATGAAAAGGAACTATATGACAGGATCAATCTAAATGATGGAACTTCAGTTTCTAAATGGTATGTAGAAAACTTCGCCTAAGTAACACATCGTGTACACCATGTCAAGACAAAATGAACATCTCCAAAGCTATTCAACGTGGTGACCTCGTGGCTCTCCGAGCTAATGAACATGAAATTGTACAAGACGTAAATGACACTTTAAAAGATTCTAGCATCGTATGGGAAAATTACATTACCTATTGGATGGCGTCACACCACGATCACGTGGTTGCTACCGAGATGTTCAAGGTATTTTTGAACACGTGTAAAACTGCTTTCAAACAAGACAAGTATGAAGAAGTGGTTGGTCTTTACGCACACCCAACTATGATTGGCGCTGTGGCCACGAAAAACTTAGAAATTTTAGACTTACTCAAAGGTTACATCGATGAAAGTGATGTAGAGGAAGAGATGGCAGCACTACACGGGGAAACTTTTTCTTAGATTGTAATAAGTATGGTGAAGCTTGCGGACCTTGTCCACATTGCCAACAATGCCAAGACCAACGCTCAGAAGAACGCGGTCGGCGAAGAAGTTAAGAAGTTGATACGCGGACGAAAAGCGTGCTACCCAGAAAAGGAATTTTTTACAAAAGTCCAAACGAATCCACTCATAATTAATAAGGCTACTACCAGACTCCGGGCGATTGGGAAGGGTGTACATGGTACAGTTTTCTATGGATGTATCGATGATGAATGTAAAACCCAAGTTGCGATCAAAGAGACGACTGAAGAGACTGCTCGAATGGAATTTCGTATCGCGGAAAAATTGAAGGGTATGGGTGTGCCTCGTATGTACCACTTTAAATCATGTGATCGTTGGGACATGCTTTATTTTGAATACATCAATGGTCAAAGTCTTCAGGAATGGATGAAAAAGGAACAAAAACCCGAAGCCTATCGCTCCTTAATTTCACAACTTATCAGGAACTTGAAGAGAATCCATGAGAAGTACCCAAAGTTTAGACATCATGATCTTCATTGGAATAACATTCTTGTATTGGAAGGTAACAAACCAATCATAATTGATTTTGGTCTTTCAACAATCGAAGGTATTAGAAATCCAAATGTCACAAGTGGAGAATACAAAAATGACGGTATTTATGTGGGATCACACTACATGTATGATGTTCAGTACATTCTCAACATCATTTGTCGCTACACAAAATTTACAAAAGTTAGGGGATTTATAAGGGACTTGCTTCCAGAAAAATACCTTGGTTTAACCAATTCATATATTATATCTGGGCGTCTGAGACCTGGTTTAAAACATAATGATCTTCCAACCTATGATCAAATTTTGAATCATCCATTCCTTCAATCAAAGAAGAGAGGTAGCATTCTTAAAAAGATCGTACTCAAAAAGAAGGTTATGACACCCAAACCACAACAAAAGGTTGGCACCTCGAGCGCCATTCGTCGCGCCAAGGCTGTCCTCGAAAAGGAGGCTGCTAAAAAGAAGGTTCCACCAAAGAGACCACAGATTCGCGGAAGAGATCCATCTGTCGTGAACCAAGTTCGTACCACAGAAAAAGTTTTCATCAACAAGAATGGCGACCTCAAAATTAAAAAGAAGAAATGCCGTCTCTATAAGAAGGATGATCTCGTAAAGATGTTCAAGTTAGATTCAAAACTTACAAAAGATCAAATGTGCAAATTGATAAAAAATATGTAATACTATACTATAATGCTTCCGTTCATCATTCTCGCCGTCATTGATCTTGTTATATTAATGCGTACGGGTGTTGAAACCCAGACCAAAGAAGAAGGACTGTGGACTGTTTTCGGGTCCATGGGATGTGGATGGACTCGAAAGCAGCTCGAACACATGAAGAAGGCTGGTAAGCCTCACAAGTTTGTTGACTGCGATAAAGAAGACTGCAAAAAGGTTGAAGCCTTCCCAACTATTGTCGCTCCTAACGGTGAGGAGCATGTTGGGTTCAAGGAAGTTTAACAACCTCTAAGAATCATCAAAGCGACCGAAAGAAGGAACGCGTCAAGAAGAGACTTGACAGGCTTCAAGACGGTGATGTGCTTGACAAGCGATTCGTTCCAAAGGTAGCGAAGCAGAAACGTACTGACAAGTAGCACGATGGCGTAGATAATAGCCAGTGCCACACGGTCTTCACGGTTGGGGTCCATAAGTTCTTGGATCATTTATAATATATTGAGATAATATAAATGAGCCGACGACCTCCTCTGAGTGGTTCAGAGCCAACCTTTACCCATAAGTACTGGGGTACATCTATTGGTGTAGGTAACAATAACTGTTACGCCTACGCCATGGGTGATTACGAAAGGTACAGATACCAAAAGAGTGTTCCGGGTGATAGAAGTGGTCTGTCCAGGGGCTATCACTCATACACCAGTTGCAAAAATCTTCCGAAGCGTGTCGTATCTGATAATCCCAAAAAAGTTTACATCGTCAAAGGGAACACAAAGTGTAAGCGTGGTTACTACAAGGTCATGATGTTTGTCACCGGCAAAAAGAAACCATCTTTGCTAAACCAAGGTGATTTTCATTTCTACAAACAGCATGGCCTGGTTGAATACCGACCAAAAAAAGGTGACACTCGTACGAGTATCGCAAAGTTTTTCAAGATACCCGTCACCCGAGTACCAAAGGTTGAAGTCGGAAAAATTATGAAAATTCGAGCAAACGCCTTCAGTCACAAGCGAGGTTGGGCCACTGGACCACTTCTGACTGATGCGAAAGGTAATGTTATTAAGGATCCTAGAAATGCTGCGAGGAAGTATCCTGGATTAAATTACAACACGTATTGTAGTTCATTCTGTGTTAAGAACAAGGGGATCCAAGTCGGAAAGAGACGAACCAACATCCGTAAGAAGACTCTCTAAATCTAAAACGTCTTCGACTTCAAAAGTTATGTTGAAAATATCCATCACATTGAATATCATGTCTTCATCCATCGATATGATATTAGATGTCTCATTATCATTATTTTCAACTGTGAGTGTCACTCTAAACTTTGATACATCAAAAACTTTTCTACATATCGGACATGTATTCTTACCTTTTTCTTTCCAACTTTCTAGACAGTCTGAATGAAATATATGTCCACATCTTATGGGCGGATTAGTCCTAGTAGGTCTAACCTGATTTAGGCATATAGAACATGTAGACATTTCCCTGGTTTACACATTCAAAGTTTTTTTAAAAGATATCCGCAACCTTGAGAAGCGGTTTGTCACAGCGTTGGCACGCGGCGTCTTCCGCGACCACTTGCTTGTTTTGGACATTGTCAATGAGAGACGGCCCACTACTTTGGAGAAGTTGACGGTACTTGTAGTTGTCAACGTAGTCAACACTATTCGAGGTCATGATGTAGTTGTTGAGAAGTCGGGACGATGTGTTAATCGTGAAGCATCGGCCATCTGCCATACCAAGTCTTTGGGACATTTAGTATAAAATTAGAAATTAATTTTATTGTTGGTTATAGTTCTGGTCCATGATGAGAAGCCAGCCTGTTTGAGATGGTCAACCAATTCATGACATTTGTATCCCATAAAAATTCCAAAGTCATCTTTGGTGACAGTCTGTGTCACCCTGACGCCCTGACATTCATTCATGTGGTTATTGATAATGTTGTAGGCGAATGCAATTTCCTTCAAAGTTTCTGCACCAGTGATGATAACTTTACCAGTACTAAAAATACTTGTCGTAATTCTTTTCATGTCCTCGGCTGGTTTAAATTTTATTTTCACTGCTGAGTATCGATCGGGTTCAAAAGAAACTTCGAAAATGTCTCGACAACTTTCAAAGTGCTGAGCAACTTTTAAAAGATTGAGATTGTAATTCAAGCTAAAGTTTGAATTGATCATGACGATCCGAAAGTTTTCAAGTGGAAGTTCATGTTCAATACCCATGATGTTTTTGAAAAAATATGCGAGCTGTCCAATGATTCTTTTGCAATCAAAAAGATCTGAACATCCTGCAACCTGAATGCTCCCATTCGGGAATACTTTGATCGACTTTGTACTGTATTCATCTGTGTAAGTCAACGTCACTTGATTGTAGAATGTTGTAGATGGTTTGAGTCTCCATTCAAAATATCTGTCAGACTCATAGTCTTTTATCTTAAATTTGAAAGAACCACGTTCGTCAAATAAAGAACGAATTTTTTCAATGTCAATCTTTACTTCTTCGCTAAAGCCAGAGATCATAGTGATGGTCGTAATCTTTACCCAAGAAGGACGAATGTCTTCGGAAATTGTATTCCGAAATTCATCGAGGGTTAAAAGATACGAAAATGTGTTATTTGCGACTCGGTGATACATCTTTTACCAAACCTATGACATGACCTAACTTAGGTTAAAGAAAACATTGCATTTTAGAGCAATGACCTCCCTTCTTAAATCCGCCCATATGGTACATGATGTTGAAGAAGATACTTCCTATATTGAAATTATGTACTCTAAATATGTCCCAGACGAAGGATATAAAACATTTGTCGACTACATCCGATCCAAACCCATTGGAGATTGGACAAAGATCATTTCTAAGAAGGAGGCTGTTCGCTATGAAAAGTTCATAGACACGATGATCGAAAAGAATCTCGAGACTCGACAAAAAATGGCTCTCGTCATGCTTGAAAATGTGAGATGTGATTTGTTCATGGATATCAAAACTCAAATTCGAATCATGAACACGGTCAAAATTCTTGACCCAACATTCGAACCACCTTTCATTAATCGGAGATGCTCTTGGCAGAAGCAATTCGTCAGAGACTTCTGTCAAGATATCTTACCGGACATTGTTGAGCGTTGCACGAATGAAAAAAGACTCGAACGTTTCTTTAGCGTCTTAAAATTAATAGAATTAGAACTATGAGTAACAAACCGAGAACAGTAAACCCGTTTTTATTTTGATGCACCTTCTCAACCAAAATCTTTTCTTTACGAGGTCGTGTAAATCCCGTGTCTATATTTCTTTCTGGATAAAAAGATCTAGACATCGGACACAACGAATCCTTCTTTTTGCAGTAGTCGATCGTCAAGTCGCCGGCAGTAATACCATGTGAACAAATCGGACTTTCTTCTTCCTTTTCAAATTGGGCAAGAGGTTCTTGTATCTTCTTGTAGTTAGGTTTCGTACGTTCATTACGTCTGACCGTTCCTGGAAGAGAAAAATCACCGAGTACATACGGGTTGACGCGATCCATAGCCACGGCATCATTGAGCATGTAAACACTCATGTTTAATACTACCCTAGATTATATTTCTTGGTTTTGACTTTCTGTTTATGCTCTGTCCACATTTGATCTAGGTCAACATTCAACATGTGGGCCAGCTGAAATAAATAACTAAATACATCACCCATTTCCATCATGACATCAGTCCCGCGTTCCTTTTTCAGGTTAGTCTTTTTGTATTTTTTCTTGTATTGGCGAATGGCGGATGCGAGTTCACCAAACTCTTCTGTCAATAAAAGCCACACGGTGTCGACATTTACTTTATCCCAACCTTTTGACTTGCAAACCTTTTCAGTTTCACATTTGTAGTAGTTTAGACTCATACTTATTCTGTCATCGCCAAGTAACTTTAATAGACTTTAAAGATAATGCCCGATTAAAATCAAATGAAAAGGCGTTACGCAGATCTGTTCTGCGGCCTCGGAGCTTTTCACACAGCATTTGGCAAACTTGACAAAGACTACGAGTGTGTCTTTGCATGTGACATAGACGAAAAGGTTCGTCACATCTATGAAATGAATCACGGAATTGCACCACACGGTGACATTAATGCGTTAGACATCGAGGCCATGCCAGACTTTGACATTCTTTGTGCGGGATTTCCTTGTCAACCTTTTAGTATCGCAGGTAAAAAAGAAGGGTTCGAAGATAAAGTCAAAGGTAATTTGTTTTATCGAATCATGGAAATTGTTGACATCAAACAACCAAAGACACTCATCTTAGAAAATGTAAAAAATTTACACACCATCCACAACGGTGAAACTTTCAAAATTATCATTCACGAACTCGAGAAGAGGGGATACCATGTCAACTATAAAGTATTGGACTCTAAACATTATGGCTCGCCACAATCAAGACAACGCATCTACATTATATGTGACAAGGATACAAAATATAAATTTAGACCGGTGAATAAACCTATTACCCCCGTCTCAAGTATCATTGATCACACAGTGAAAGATTTTTTTGGGTACGAAGAAAAATATATACTCGAACCTTCAAAGGGTCGTATGAAATATATTTTGATCAATAAGAAGACTGGCAAAGGTGGTCGCCAAGGTGAACGTGTCTATTCGATAGATGATTATGGTCCAACCATATGTGCTTCATCGGGTGGCCCGGGATCTAAAACAGGTTTGTACGAAATTGATGGTAAAATTAGAAAGTTGACCATCAAAGAGGCACTTCAAATGTCTGGTTTTAGTCCAAACTATAATTATGGTCCGAAAGATAACATGCTCTTTTACATCGGAAATAGTATTGTCGTCAATGTTCTTGAGGAATTGTTAAAAGATCTTCCACATTAAGTCGTGAAGGTACAATTTTGAATTGAATATCATTGGCGCTGACTCGACCCCCATCACCGCCTTTGCGTTGTATAGTAAACGAAGGACCGAGCTCTATGACAGTTCCTGATTTTCGCAACTTGAAATCATATTCCATCAATGACTCGACAACATTTTTCATTGGCATGAATTGTAATTTTTCACGCCTCGTATCCTTTTTGTTCCATTCAGAAATACAAAGGATATCAGGTTTTTTATCGTAGCCGAGAAGTGCGTGCTCAATAATTTTTCTTTTGTTTTCGTTGAGTGATCGTAACACACTCGCATCAAAAAGTTTTTTGTGGACGCATCGATCTTTGAGTTGTTCTTCGATAGTGACCAGTTCTGGAACTTTTGTTATTAAGTTATCAACTGTGCCTCGAGCAACTTGTTGAAACTGCCCGACTTTACTTTTTTTGAGTTGTATATTTACTGTTTCATTTGTCACATCAACTTTACCCTTTTTGTCGGTGGAAACAAAGAATCCATTTTCAAGATAGTTTGCAAGCCAGTGTTCTTCGCTGTAACCTCGCTTTGCAGTGCTGGCGTTGACGCGTTTCTGTGACAAATAAAGAAGATTGAAAGCTCCCCTATAATCGTCCAAGGTGAACGTCATACTTACTTTACATACCGATTTGTTGTGACTTAGGTAACTTCTTTCCAGTCGTCGAGGTGTTAACCGGTCTGTCCATTGGTCTGGTGGTTGTTTCAATGTCTTGGACATAACCGATGTACTGAGCGACACCGGTTTGAATTTGATCAGTCGCAGTCTTAATCACGGTGGCGTTCATCGCCTTGACTTGCTGTTGCACATTTTTGTTGTGGTCGCCAGCGTTGTTAATGAAGACGACACGCATGATGGCGAACAAGTCGTCTGGGTTCTGGTAATCTATAGAAATTCCCGTCTTGTTCTTGAATGACTGACGGATCCCCCTCTGGAGAAGGTTCCGGTTGAAGTCAGAAAAGAACAGGGTGTTCAGGGGAGTCGAACATTGCTGGATAGATTTGACTTCCATTTTATATATGCTCCGAAAAAAACTATTCGTAGATATTAAACGATGAAGTTTGCTGACTTTGACGAAGCTTACAAGCCGACGATCAACAATGTTCACCCGGAACCGGTGTGCAAGAGCGGTGAATGCTTTGTCGGTTCTTATGCCCCGGTCACACCAGCAGGAGAAGTTGGCCGCTTTCACATGAACACCTACCTTTTGCAACCCGACAGGAAAAAGGAAGTCGCCGGACCAGTCCCCGTTCGTAGTCGCGATTTCAAGTAAGTTAAAAATAATTCAGGTAAGATAGATAAATGAGGGTTACCAAGCGTTCCGGTCGTATTGAAGACATGAAATTTGACAAGGTCACCAATAGGATATCCACGCTAACATATGGTCTCTCTGAAAATGTAGATTCATCCAAAGTAGCTCAACAAGTTTTTTCATCGATGTACGATGGTATCACAACTCACGAAATCGACACACTGTCGGCTGAGATTTGCATCGGGATGATTACCTCGGATCCGGACTATGAAATTTTGGCGACTCGTATTGTTGCGAGTAACATTCAAAAGATTGCACCAAACAACTTTCACATCGCCATGAAAAAGTTGGCCAAGGCTGGTATTGTGACAGAAGAAGTTGCCGAAGTCGCCGGTCAAGTCAAAGATGATATTAAAACCGAGCGTGACTTTGAATTTGGTTATTTTGGTCTGAAGACACTCGAAAAGAGTTATCTCCAGCGTATGGACGGGAAAATTATGGAGACGCCACAATACATGTTCATGCGTGTCTCTATCGGTATTCACGGGAAAGATATTCCAGCTGTTTTGGAAACGTACGACAAGATGTCGAGTGGTAAATTCATTCACGCGACACCGACTTTGTTCAACGCCGGTACACCGAGACCGCAGATGTCGAGTTGCTTCCTTATTGCCAATAAAGAAGACAGCATTAACGGTATCTACGGTACATTGACAGAATGTGCACAAATTTCTAAATGGGCGGGTGGCATCGGTATGCACATCCATGATGTTCGAGCTAATAAGTCTCGGATCCGTGGAACAAACGGTACATCTGACGGTATCATCCCCATGCTTCGTGTATTTAATTCCACGGCGCGCTATGTCAATCAAGCTGGTCGTCGTAAAGGATCGATCGCGGTCTACTTGGAACCGTGGCACGCAGACATCATGGACTTTTTGGAATTGCGTCTTAACCAGGGGGATGAAGAAGCTCGCTGTCGTGATCTCTTCTCAGCTCTCTGGATTCCGGATCTCTTCATGAAGCGTGTTGAACAAGGTGGTCAATGGTCGTTGTTCTGTCCGGACAAGGCACCTGGTCTTTCGGATGTCTACGGTGAAGAGTTTGAAAAGTTGTACGAGAAGTATGAAGCCGAAGGATTGGCCAATGCGACTGTATCTGCGGCGGATGTCTGGCGAGCTATCATCAAGTCTCAAACGGAGACGGGTACACCTTACATGCTCTACAAAGATTCTTGTAACGAAAAAAGCAACCAAAAGAACCTTGGTGTCATTAAGAGTTCAAACCTTTGCACGGAAATTTTAGAGTACACCGACAAAGATGAGACATCTGTGTGTAACCTCGCATCTATTGCGTTGCCAAAATATGTCAACCGAGAGACAAAAACATTTGATTACGATGAACTTCATAGAATCATCAAGATTGTCACCAAGAATCTGAATAGAGTGATTGATAGAAATTTTTATCCGGTCGAAACAGCCAAGAAATCAAACACGAGACACAGACCCATTGGTCTCGGTGTTCAAGGTCTCGCCGATGTATTTATTCTTTGTGGCCTTCCATTCGATTGCGAAGAGTCGAGATTGATGAATGCTCACATCTTTGAAACTATGTATCACGCAGCTCTTGAAGCGAGTTCTGAGTTGGCTGAAGTTGAAGGATCTTACGAAACGTTTGAAGGGTCACCGGCTTCGCAAGGCATTCTTCAACCCGACATGTGGGCTACAGAATCCAAGTTTAGTGGTCGCTACGATTGGAATGTCATGCGCGAACGTGTCAAGACGAAAGGTCTACGAAACAGTCTTTTGATGGCCCCCATGCCCACGGCATCCACGGCTCAAATATTGGGTAACAATGAATGCTTTGAGCCATACACTACAAATATCTATTTGAGACGCACCCTCGCCGGTGAATTTGTGGTCGTCAACAAGCATTTGGTTAATGACTTGAAGCGTGTCGGCCTTTGGTCAAAGGAAATGAAAGACTTGATGGTCAAGGCGGGTGGTTCAATTCAAAATATTGTTGACATCCCCGACGATATTAAGAAGCTCTACAAGACTGTCTGGGAGATTAGTCAAAAGGCTGTCATTGATATGGCAGCCGACCGTGGTCATTTTGTTGATCAGTCGCAGTCTATGAATCTTTTCGTCGAAAATCCGACATTGTCCAAGATTTCTTCTATGCACATGTATGCATGGAAGGCTGGTCTTAAGACTGGTATGTACTATCTTCGATCTAAGGCTAAGGCTCGTCCGATTCAGTTTAGTCTCGAACCCGAATGTGTGGCATGCTCTGCTTAAAGTTTAGACACAAATGAAAACTATAATCATGGCGATCAAGTTTGACAAAGTTTTAGATGATATTAAGATTGCTGACTATAATAATAGAAAGATAGTCTTGTCCACTCAATCAGATGGTCCTATCCGATTTCAAATTCCAAAGATGTATATGCCCTTTGGTATTTCTGGCTTCACACCTGAAATTGGAAACAAAAAATTCAACGTTGACTTTTCAATGAGAGGATACGACGAAGAAGGAAGCATCATTAAACAATGTTATGAAGTTCTTCGAAGCATCGAAGACAAAATTATCGACAGCGTCGTCGAACAAAGTGAAGCGATTTTTGACAAGAAGATGACTCGTGAAGAAATTGTTCCACTTTTCAACTCTAACATCAAAGAAACCATTGGTCGTGAACCAAAGTTTAGAGTCAAAGTGGATACCGATTACGAGGGTAAAATTAAACCTATGATCTACGATCAAGAAAAGAAAGATATTAGGACAGTTGCCGAGGACGGTCTGCATTCAAAAAGTACTGGATCTGCTATTGTTGAATTGAATAGCGTATACTTTTTGAACAAGAAGTTCGGGTGTACTTGGAAGTTGTACCAACTCATGGTCTCTGATATTCAAAGACTAAAGGGTTTCCAAATTGTTCTCAGCGACGACGAGTGATTATCTCGACGAAGCTTTTGATTGGTAAAGGAGGACTAGGCTTCTTTTTGTTTGTGTTGACAATAGGTTTATGTATCTTTTGTGTCAGATAGTCTATGGCCTTGGTCGGCATTATTACTTTACTTTGAGACTTTATTATTGAGCAGTAATATATGGTATATGGCCTGTGACTGCTTGAGAAGGACACCTTGTATTTTCATAAATGACTTTGGGTTGAGACCCATTTTAATTTTTGCCAGTCGCACCGATTCATCCCACAGTGCGAGTGTCATTTGTAATGTTGTGATATTTTTTTACATAGTACCACCTGCTCGGTTGAAGTTTAATTTTTTTGCATCCATTAATACTTTATATGGATCTTCACCTCGTTCAAGACGGTTCAAGAATTTTTTGCGTTCTTGTCCACGTGTTCTAATACGCTTCATCCTTTCAATCTGAAGTTTAACATTCTTTCTTCTCTGATCTCCGACACTTTTGGGTCGTCTTGGACTCACAATTACTTTAATTTTGGGAGTTTGTTGTTTCATTTTTTTGGATTTAGGAACACTTGTCGTCGCCGTCATTCTTCTTTTCTCAGCTTCCTTTTGTCTTCGTGCTTTGTTCTCAGCTTCCTTTTGTCTTCGTGCCGTGTTCTCAGCTTCTTTTTTCTCTTTGTTCTCAGCTTCCTTTTGTCTTCGTGTCGTGTTCTCGGCTTCCTTTTTCTCTTTATTCTCAGCTTCCTTTTGTCTTCGTGCCGTGTTCT